GAACTTGGAGATGAATCTCTGAAGTCTGCAACTCTTCATCAAAAGTACCTAACTATCTACAACACATTTAGACAACTTCTTCTTATGAATGAAGGAACTTATCGTGTACTCTATCGAAAGAAATGGGAGTACTATGGTGGGAAAGCAGACCCTATTGTGTATCGTGATAATCCATTCGACCATAAAATACTCAAAGTTGACATCCCTATTTACTTGGAGTCAGATGAGGAACTTATCAAAGCAAAACAAAAAGTAGAGTACTACAAAATGTGTGTAGACTCTTGTGAGAGGATACTAAAGCAAATTCAACAACGTGGATGGGACATCAAAAACGCTATTGAATGGCGTAAGTTTGTTGACGGTGCTATCTAGTGACTCAAGTTACCAAGAAGAATGAGGTATTCCTCAGAGTGGATACTGAAGCTTCAACTGCTCGTTCCCTCTCAGAACATTTTACTTTTGAAGTGCCAGGCGCTAAGTTTATGCCTGCGTATCGTAATCGTATTTGGGATGGAAAGATTAGATTATTTTCTCCAGCAAACGGAGAGTTATACCTTGGACTACTTTCCTATTTGGAAAAGTGGTTAGAGGATTGGGATGAACCATATGAAATAAGTGAGGAATTAAAAGATGAAAAACAAATCGACAGACCAATATTGGATGGATTCATTAGGGGACTTAACCTTAAATCTAGAGGAAAGTCAATCAAACCTCGTGATTACCAAGTTAATGCCGTGGATTTCGCAATCAGAAAACATCGTGCTTTACTGCTTAGTCCTACTGCATCTGGCAAATCATTAATCATCTATATTCTTGTAAGGTATTATGAAATACTTTTAAGAGAAAATCAAAACGATAAGATACTTATTCTTGTTCCAACAACATCTCTAGTCGAACAGATGTATTCTGATTTTATTGACTACGGTTGGTTGGAAGGATACATGCAAAAGATTTACAGTGGACATGATAAGAATGTCTCAAAGAAGGTTGTTATATCTACATGGCAATCTATTTACAAATTTCCTAAAAGTTACTTTGAACAGTTTGGATGTGTTATTGGTGACGAAGCACACTTATTTAAAGCAAAGTCCTTGACTTCTGTTCTAACCAAACTACATCTATGTAAGTACAGGTTTGGATTAACAGGTACACTTGATGGAATGCAAACACACAGATTAGTCTTAGAAGGGCTGTTCGGTTCACTAAATAGAGTAGTATCCACAAAAGAACTTATAGACAAAAAAACACTTGCCTCTTTCAACATTAAATCATTAGTGTTGACATATCCAGAGGAAGAGTGTAAAGTTGTTAAGGGTATGAACTATCAAGATGAGATGGATTACATCGTAACTCATCAAAAGAGGAATGAATTCATTAGGGATTTGACTCTTAATCTAAACAGCAATACATTAGTATTGTTTCAATTCGTAGAAAAACACGGTAGTGTTCTATACGACATGATTAACCAATCTGCTAAAGACAGAAGAGTATTCTATGTTTTCGGTGGAACAGACACACAGACTCGTGAAGAAATTAGGGAAATTACAGAGAAAGAAAAGAATGCAATCATCGTTGCTTCGTATGGTACTTTTTCTACTGGTATCAATATTCGTAATCTTCACAACATCGTGTTCGCAAGTCCAAGTAAGTCCAGAGTTCGTGCCTTGCAGTCGATTGGCCGTGGATTGCGTAGGAGTGAAACTAAAGATACCGCTCAACTTTTCGACATCGCCGATGACTTCTCGTACAAATCAAAACGAAATTTCACCCTTGGACACTTCATGGAACGAATAAATATCTATAATGAAGAACAGTTCGATTACACTATCAATAGGATAAAAATAAAATGACAGAATATAAAATTCTAAAACTACAAAGTGGTGAAGAAATTATTTGTGATGTTATTTCTAAGGAACATCCTAGAACCTTTGAAATCAAAGCACCCCTAAAGGTAAACGTGCTACCAAAGGTTACAAAATACGGAATTGAAGAATCTATCAGTCTACAACGATGGATACACTTCTCTCACGAAAATATCTATAATATTGATAAAAATAAGGTGATGGTTATTACACAAGCTTCTTCGGGCCTATCAAAGTTTTACGAACATTGTATTACTATGATGGACAAAGAAGGTGATTTGACAGCAAGGGAAAGAGAACCCACTAATTATGAACTCGATGAGATTGAATCAGAAGAGTGGGATGAGGATTACGGAGAACCTGTAACAAGGACTCTACATTAAATCTATTCATTCTCAAACCCTACATAGCTAATATACCAAGTTGTCAAGAGATTAGCAAGAGATTTTTTAAAATATTTTTAAATAAATTAAGCTCTTGACTTATCTGTGTAAATCTGTATAATGATTAATAGTTGCATAAAATAAACAAGCAACGACAATGTGGAGTTAATATGGCTAAAAAGAAATCTGGTGCTCATTATGTTAATAACAAAGAGTTCCTAGAGGCGATGAAAGAATGGAAAGAGCGATGCAAAGAAGCAGAAGCACTTGGTGACCCACAACCACCAGTAACCAATTATATTGGAGAATGCTTTCTTAAAATTGCAAATCACCTATCTTATCGTCCAAATTTTATAAATTATACTTATAGAGATGAAATGATATCTGATGGTATTGAGAATTGTCTACAATATTGTAGTAACTTCAATCCAGAGAAATCAAATAATCCTTTTGCTTATTTTACGCAAATTATCTATTATGCGTTTATTCGTAGGATTCAGAAAGAAAAGAAACAGCAACATGTAAAACACAAGATTATTGAAAACATGAATGTTGACATTCTTATGGATGGTGACAGTGAACAAGGTGTGTATGTAGAATATCTACAGAAGAACTTCTTACCACCAGAGGATGTTTACAAACCCAAAAAGAAAAAGAAAACCGAACCTAAAGGGCTTGAAAAATTTTATGATGATACAGGTGAAGAGATAATAGATGAAAATAGCGCTGATAACTGATACCCATTTCGGCGCCCGTAATGACAACTTAGCTTTCAACGAATACTTTTATGAGTTTTGGGAGAATACATTCTTCCCATATGTAAAAGAAAAGGGGATTGACACTGTTATTCATTTGGGTGATGTTATGGATAGACGAAAGTTTGTATCTTACAAGATAGCACAAGACTTTCGTAAAAGATTTATTCAAAAGTTTGTAGATGAAGGTATTACCTTACATATGCTTGTGGGTAATCACGATACATTTTACAAGAACACTAATGATGTTAACTCTCTTGCAGAACTTGTTGAGGGTAGATATCCAAAGATGTTTGTTTACCCAGAAACTGCTACTGTTGAGTTTGATGGTACACCTATTTGTTTTATTCCTTGGATTTGTCCAGATAATTATGGACACACAATGGAACATATCAAAAGCACTAAAGCACAAGTTGCTATGGGACACTTAGAAATCAATGGTTTTGAAATGCATGCTGGACACTTTGCAGAAGGTGGTTACGACAAACAATTCCTAAACAAATTTGACACAGTATTCTCTGGTCACTTTCATAAGAAGTCTGATGATGGACAAGTTTTCTATCTAGGCAACACTTATCAAATGACATGGAGTGATGATGGGTGTCCTAAAGGTTTTCATATATTCGATACGTCTACAAGAGAACTAGAACGTATCGTCAATCCATATACAATATTCCAGAAAGTATATTACGATGAGAGTACTACAGACTATACACAGTTTGATGTATCTCAATTAAAGAATAAGTTTGTAAAAATTATTGTAGTCAATAAGAAAGACTTTTATGCATTTGATAGATTTATTGATAAGGTTCTTGGAGAATCTGGAGCCCATGAGGTAAAGATTGTAGAGGACTTTAGTGAATTAGATGCAGAGAATGTTGATGATACTATTGTAGAAAATGCAGAAGATACCATGACTTTGTTGGAAAGGTATATTGATGAATTGGATGTAACACTAGATAAGAACAGACTAACAAACATGATGAAATCTTTATATCTTGAAGCGAGTGATTTAGAACTGTAATGATAATATTTAAAACTGTACGTTGGAAGAACTTCCTTTCAACAGGAAATCAATTTACTGAAATACAGTTGGATAGAAGTCCAACTACATTAATTATTGGTGAGAATGGTGCTGGTAAAAGTACTATTCTTGATGCTCTTTGTTTTGGTTTGTTCAATAAACCATTTCGTAACATTGCAAAGAAACAACTAGTAAACTCTGTCAATAATGGTAGTTCAGTTGTTGAAGTAGAATTTAGTATTGGTACTAAAGAGGTAAAGGTTGTTCGTGGTATCAAACCTAATGCCTTTGAAGTATATGTAAATGGTAACATGATTAATCAAGATGCGAATGCTCGTGATTATCAGAAACATCTGGAACAACAGATTATGGGATTGAACTATCGTTCTTTCACACAGGTTGTTATTCTAGGTTCTTCTACTTTTGTACCATTCATGCAACTACCAACTAAGGCAAGGCGTGAAGTGGTAGAAGATATTCTAGACATTAAGATATTCTCATTGATGAATTTCTTATTGAAGAATAAAACAAAAGAACTAAATGAAGAAACTCGTAATGTAGATTATAATTTTGATTTGACTAAAGAAAAGGTTAAACTGCAAGAGAAGTTTATCAAAGAAGTAGTCAATAATAAATCAGAGATTATTGCTGAGAACCAACAAAAGGTACATGATAATCAATTTACTATTAATGCAAGGAAAGAAGATATCCTTGCTCTTGAACAGGATAAGAATGAACTTTCCTATGATGCAGAAGAACAAGCAAAACTAGAAGATAAGATTCAGAAACTTAGTAAAACCGAAGCAGCACTTCAAAACAAGAGGAGTAACCATGAACGCCAAATTCAATTCTTCCAGACAAACGATGAATGTCCGACTTGCGAACAGTCGATTACAGAATCAACTAAGCAGACGCAGACAGAACGTAGAAATGAAAAAGTCAGAGAACTTGAGAGAGCAATCGGAGAACTTGAAGAACTCGAAAACGGAGAAAAGTCTAAACTAGATGTTATCATATCAAATCTAGAATCCATTCGTAAACATGATGTAGAGATTGCAAAGATTCGTGCATCTATTAAAGAGATGGAATTGTTTAACGAGAAGTTAAAGAAAGATATTGAGACATATGAAAGTGGACAAATATCAGAAGAAGATAAAGAGAAACTTGCAAAACTTAAAGGACAGATTGAACTGATTGAAGAGCAAAAGTCTAAGTTAACAGAAGATAAGTTTTACATTGATGTTGCTCGCAATCTATTACAAGACACTGGTATTAAGACAAAGATTATTAAACAGTACTTACCAATTATGAACAAATTAGTAAATACATATCTTTCGTCTATGGACTTCTTTGTTAACTTTAACATTGATGAGAACTTTAACGAAACAATTAAGTCACGCTTTCGTGATGAGTTTTCTTATGCATCATTCTCTGAAGGTGAAAAGATGCGTATCGACCTTGCATTGCTATTTACATGGAGAGCAATTGCAAAGATGAAGAACTCTACTAACACCAATCTACTAATCCTTGATGAGATATTTGATTCATCTTTGGATGGTACTGGTACAGATGATTTCTTAAAGATTCTAAACACATTCCATGACCAAAACGTATTTGTCATTTCTCATAAACAAGATATGCTGTTTGACAAATTCAGAAGTGTAGTTAAATTTGAGAAGGTGAAAAACTTCAGCAGAATAGCAGGAGATTAATATGATATACAAACTACTAGAAGCATCAAATCCTTTATTAAGGATGCAACTTCCCGAAACATCGGCAGAAGAAATAAAAGAAAAACATGACTTGACAATGCAAGAATTGTTTGATAATCTAAAGGGTACTATGGCTGCAACAGGGGGTATTGGACTCTCTGCAAACCAGTGTGGTTTACCTATTCGTGCATTTGTAATGTACACCAACTTTGAGGAAAAGAAAGCCACCTTATTCCTCAACCCCAAAATAACATGGGAGTCAGAGGAAACCTCGACATTCACAGAGGGCTGTTTGACTTACCCATTCCTATTCCTTAACCTATCACGACCAAGTCGATTGAAATACACATATACTGATATTGATGGAAATACCCAAGAAAGTCAGTTTAGTGGATTGAGTGCTAGAGTGTTCCAACATGAGTACGACCATATGGAAGGCAAGAACTTTACTATGCTCGCATCTAAACTCAAGTTAGATATGGCAGTCAAGAAAGCAAGGAAAAAAATCAAAAAAATCTAAAAAATGCCTTGACTTTGTTCTTAAAACAAAGTATACTATGCTAGTAATGATGAGAAAAGGGATGAAATTGGATACAAAATTAATTTTAAATTTGTTTCAAAAACATCTTGACTTTTGTTCTGAAAACGTATATAATGAATATACAAACTGTGAAAATAACTAGGAGAAATATATAATGGCACACGAACTTGAAATGGTAAATGGTGAAGCACAAATGGCATATGTCGGGAATGTTCCTTGGCATGGACTAGGTACTAAGGTTGAACATGACCTTACGCCAGGCGACTTCCAAAAGGTTGCTGGACTTGATTGGACAGTAGAGAAACAACCCCTAACAACTGCGACAGGTATTCCTATCAAAAATAAGGAAGCACTTGTTCGTACATCTGACAACTCTGTATTAGACGTTGTTGGAACTGGATGGAATCCAGTACAGAATTCAGAAGCATTTGAATTCTTCCACGATTATGTGATGGCAGGTGATATGGAAATGCACACTGCTGGTTCACTTAAAGATGGACAAATGGTTTGGGCACTTGCAAAGACAAAAGAGTCTTTTGAGTTGTTCAACGGTGACCAAACAGATAACTACTTTCTGTTTACTAACCCACACCAATTTGGTAAGTCTATCAATATTCGTATGACACCAATTCGTGTTGTATGTAATAACACTCTTACATTGTCTTTATCACAAAGTTCTGATAAGATGGTTACGGTAAATCACCGTAAAGCATTTGACCCAGATATGGTTAAAGAACAAATGGGTATTGCTCGTGAGAAGATGGAACAATACAAATCAATGGCTGCATTCCTTGGTGGAAAACGTGCTACTGGTGACAATGTAATCCAGTACTTCAATGAAGTATTTGGTGCGCCTGCAAAAGAGAAAGAAGATGGAGTTCTTCCTTTCACTTCTCGTAATGCTAAAATTGCGATGGAAAACCTAAACACACAGCCTGGAGCAAACTTTGCCCAAGGTTCATGGTGGCAGGCATTTAACTCTGTTACTTACATGACAGACCACTTGCAAGGTCGTGAAGGTGATTCACGTTTGCAGTCTGCATGGTACGGACGTAACCGTAAAGTGAAACTCAACGCTTTAGATAAAGCACTTGAGTACGCTGAGGCGGCATAAAAAAACTTAACGAAAGGGGTTGAAACGCCCCTTTCGGATACCTATATAATATGGGTGCAGTTCGTAAGTCGTCCAGTTGTCACAAACGGAACACCTACTCTGTGACACAAATTTTGGGTTTTGGTAGTTTCCCTCACAAAAAACTACCATTTATAAATATATTTGATATGCCGATTATCGGGTATCGAATTAATCTTGCTTAATAAAGGAGAAAACTATGGTAAGCATAAACACAGTAGAGAACCCTTTCGATAGGGTCAAAACTTATTCTATCGGTTTTGATAGAATGTTCAACACTCTCTTTGACGAGAGTTTTGTTCCCACAACAAACTATCCCCCTTACAATATCGTAAAGACATCGGATGAAAAGTATGTAATTGAAATTGCAATTGCTGGTTTTTCTAAGAAAGATATTGAGATTGAGACAAAAGAGAATACTCTTACAGTAAACTCTAAATCTCGTCCAGATGGGGATGATGACAAAGAGTACATCCATAGAGGTGTATCTGCACGTTCTTTCAAAAAGGCATTTAGTCTTGCTGAAGATGTGTTCGTACAAGGTGCGACATTTGAGAATGGAATGTTGTGTATCGAACTTGAACGTATCGTTCCAGAGGAAAAGAAACCTAAAACGATTAAAATCAAGTAATCTACTGTGGGGGGAAAAATCTCTTGACAATCCCCCCATTTTAGTGTATGATGTGTATTAATCATCAAATTACTGGTGATTGAATTTTAATAATGGAGATAATATGGCTAGAAAAGCACTAACTAAAAGAGAAAAGACCCTAAGACTATTACAAACTGGTAAGAACGTCACATGGGAAACTCTTAGAACTAAACTCGATTTGACATCACCTAGAGCAATGATTGACACGCTGAGAAGCGAAGGCAACTGTATCTATGTGAATACTTTCAAAGGCAAAACTGCATATAGAATGGGTGAACCATCTAAAGGTGTAATTGCTGCTGGACTTAAAGCATTATCGGGTACTGATTACTCTTACTCAAGCTAATCAATCTGCGGTGGGGGGTTCGCCCCCCATCCAACTTATAGGATGTACAATTTGAAAAATATTGATTACAAATATTCAGAAGATAAGATTCTGAAAGAATTGCAAGTATATATTGATAAGACATACTCTGCACACTACTCACACAACAAGTTTCAGGCCACGGAGTTTATTATGGACTCTGGACATGGCGAAGGTTTTTGTATCGGGAATATATTAAAGTATAGTCAACGGTACGGAAAAAAAGACGGCAAGAACAGAAATGACTTGCTAAAAGTAATCCATTATGGTATAATGGCACTACACAATCACGATATAAATGGAGATAAATGATTATGCAACTTAGTAATGATACCAGAGATGTTCTAAAGAACTTCTCAACAATTAACCAAAATCTTTTGGTAAAATCTGGTAATGTGATAAACACAATGTCAGCGATGAAAAACATTGTGGCGAAAGCAACTATCCCAGACACATTCGACAACGAATTCGCAATCTATGATTTGAATGAATTCCTTTCAGCAATGTCGCTGTTCAAAAGTCCAACATTGGATTTTGGGGAACAATCAGTTAGATTGAATGAAGAGGGCGGTGGTAGTTCACTGAAATACTTCTTTAGTGACCCATCTGTGGTGACAACACCAAAGACGGAAATTACTATGCCTTCTGTAGACGTAGAGTTTACGTTTACACAGGACACCTTTAATGCAATCTCAAAAGCGAGTGCAGTACTTGGTGTTCCAGATGTAGTTCTTAAAGGAACTGCTGGTGGTGATATTGAATTGACTGTTACTGACCGTAAGAACGAAACTTCTAACGACTTCAGTATGAAAGTTGGTGATAACTCACCATCTGACTTCACATACTATTTCAAGGTTGAAAACCTAAAACTACTAGGTGGTGATTATAAGGTACAGGTATCTGCAAAAGGTATTTCACATTTTTCACATGTGAACAAATCTGTAGAGTACTTTATTGCTTTAGAACAAGCTTAATCCCAACTAGGAGTTTTATATTATGAATGATGTGATGTTATGGGTGGAGAAGTACCGCCCATCAAAAATCAGTGAGTGTATTCTTACTGATGACTTGAAAAAGACTTTCCAGACCTTTGTAGATGAGGGGAAGATTCCAAATCTACTACTTACTGGCGGGCCTGGGGTAGGTAAGACTACGGTTGCAAAAGCGATGCTTGAGGAACTAGGCGCTACTTATATGATGATAAACGGTTCTGAAGAATCGGGTATTGATGTACTGCGAAACAAGATTAAGAACTTTGCTTCTACTGTCTCTATGGACGGTAATCGTAAGTTCGTTATTCTGGATGAGGCAGACTACTTAAATCCTCAATCTACACAGCCTGCGTTGCGTGGATTCATTGAAGAGTTCCATAAGAACTGTGGATTTATTCTTACCTGTAACTTCAAAAATCGAATCATCGACCCTCTTCACTCTAGATGTTCTGTGGTTGAATTTCGTATTCCTACTACAGAGAAACCTAAACTTGCTGGAGAATTCTTCAAACGAGTTCAGACTATTCTAGGTGAAGAGGGTGTCCAGTATCAACCTAAAGCAGTTGCTGGTATTGTGGAAAAGTATTTCCCAGACTGGCGTAGAGTTCTAAACGAACTGCAAAGGTATTCTGTATCTGGTATGATTGACAGTGGTATACTTGTTAATATATCAGAAACAAATATGAAGGACTTGACAACTTTCCTCAAAGAGAAAGACTTCAAGTCTATTCGTAAGTGGGTTGCAAACAATCTTGATAATGACCCTGCCCGTATGTACCGAAAGGTTTACGATGCACTTTATGAAGATATCCAACCACAAACTGTGCCACATCTTGTTCTCGCAACAGCAGACTATTCTTATAAGTCAGCATTTGTTGCAGACCAAGAAATCAATATGCTTGCATTTATGATTGAGATTATGACACAGGTTCAGTTCAAATGAGTTATGAACTTAAACACTATCTCAAATCCATAAACGAAACAAAGGAACATCTGCTAGACTCAGATGACCCTATGTGGGAAAAGAAGTATTCCCCCTACATTATCAACAAATGCCTTGCACCATTTAACGATACTATAATGTTGGTGAATGAGATGAATATGAGACATCATCTTGATTCAAAACTACAATATGATTTTTTACTAAATACTATTAGGTCTAAGAAACGATATGCTCCTTGGGTGAAAGCGAGTAAGTTAAAAGATTTAGAGTATGTAAAAGAGTATTTTGGTTATAGTAATGAAAAAGCAAAGGCTGCTCTGAAAATACTTGATAATGAACAAATTAATACTATAAAAAGTAGTTTGAATAAAGGTGGAAGAAAATGAATGAAATTGATTGGCAGCCCGAAAGGATGCTCGAAGTAAAATTAAAAGAACCAGATGACTTTCTAAAGGTTCGTGAGACATTAAGTCGTATTGGAGTTGCATCTCGCAAGGAGAGAAAACTCTATCAGTCGTGTCACATCCTACATAAACAAGGACGATACTATATCGTACACTTCAAAGAGTTATTTGCTCTTGATGGAAAAGACACAAACATAAATCAGAACGATATTGAACGTAGAAACTCTATTGCATCACTTCTAAGTGATTGGGGTTTGATTGAACTTATGGGTACAGCAGAACCCAAAGCACCACTATCACAAATCAAAGTGATTGCGTTTAAAGAAAAGAATGAGTGGGACTTAGAGACAAAATACAATATCGGTAAAAAAAGAGAAGTTTAAATTGACACAAAAATTCTCACAATTCATCACTGAAGAACCAAAAGAGCAAAAGTATAAACTTGTAATCTTTCACAACTCTCACGAAAACTTGAGAGATGTAGGAAAACAAGATAGGCCTGATGTTAAGTTGATGATTGATGCTGCAAAGAAGGTTGGTATTGAATTATTCAATGCTGAGTATTCTGGTGGATTTATATCAGAGAAGAATGGGAAGATGTACATCAACTCTTTTGACTTTGATAAAACTGGTAAAGCAATCAAACCTAGTGAGGATGGCAAAACAGAATATCAAAAACCATTTGAGATTAGTCCAGAAGATACACTGATTTTCCCTAGAGGATTGGGTACTCTTGGATTTACTACAAATAGAAGATGGGTGGATATGATTAGACTCTTAGAAGATGCTGGGTTTAAAACTATTCCATCCCTAGAAACTTGGGACATATGTACAAGTAAATATTATTGTAATGAGTTGTTCAGAAAGAATGGTTTACAGACACCTGTAACTGTTCCAATAACATATTCGGATGATGCTGAAAGAGCAGTAGAAGGAATGAAGTTCCCTATTATCTTAAAAGCGTCCAGTGGTTCACAAACTGGTGTTGGTGTTGTTATTGTAGAATCTATGCGTTCTCTACACCCAACAGTACAGATGTTGTCACTGTTAAGTAAGAATATTGACCTTGTTGCACAAGAGTATATAAAAGTCGATTATGACGTTAGAGTTATTGTACTCAACGGTGAAATAATTGCGGCGATGAAAAGAATTGTAATTGATGGTGATGCAAGGAGTAATGCATCATTAGGTGCAGAGACAGAAGAGATAGAATTAACTGAAATTGAAAAACAGGATTCTATCAAAGCTGCAGAACTTTGCAAAGGAGATTTGGTTGGAGTAGACTTTCTTCCCTCTAAGAATAGAGAGAAGGAACAACCATATATACTGGAGATAAACAGTATGCCAGGGTTTGGCGGAATTGAAAGGTCTACAAAAGGTAAGAGTGTTACTCAAGATATTCTGAGAACATTCTTAAATCGTAATAATTGGTAAAGGAAAAATAATGACACTACTCGAAGCAATAAAGACACACAATGAAGGTAAGATTGCATTACATAAAGCAAACATTGCAGTCTACATGAAGAATCCTGTTGGTATTGGGGAACACTCTGATATTGCAGAATCAGTAGAGAAAGAATTGTTGAAAATCGCAGAAGCACAAGATATCATCGACATGATTGATAAGCACTTCAAACTAGAGGAACAATTACCGCTTTTCTCTTGACATTCACCCCTAAACCGTATATAATGAAACTCTTTGATAAGGAAAAATGTCTTGAACTTTTACACACACGTAGCCCAGTGGGGCAATCAACTATTGGTTCGTGCAGTAAAGGATGGTGTTCGTAGTAACTACAAGGTTAAATACGAACCCACTCTTTTTGTACCTGTAAAGAATCCCACTGGTTACACCACTCTGGATGGCAACAATGTCAATCCAATGAAATTCCTCTCCATCAAGGAGGCAAAGGAATTCGTAGAACTGTATCAAAGTCAACCGCATCTTGTATTCGGTATGACACAGTTTCCTTACACATATATCGCAGAACAATATCCCAAACAAATACAATTCGACAGTTCGCAAATGCGTATTGTCACTATTGATATTGAGGTAGAATGTGAGAACGGTTTCCCTAATGCTGACCAAGCATTAGAACCAATGTTATCTATTACTATCAAAAACCATGACACTGGACGTATCAAAGTTTGGGGATTGCACGAATACAAAAACGATAGAGAAGATGTACATTATATTCAATGTGCAACTGAACGTGAACTTCTAGCACAGTTCCTTGCATGGTGGGAATATGACCATCCAGATATTATTACTGGTTGGAATACAGAGTTCTTTGATATTCCATATATCTGTAACCGTATCAAATCTCAAATGGGTGAGGACGCAATGAAACGTCTATCGCCTTGGGGTGTTGTTGATGCAAGAATGGTAGGTTCTGGTTTCGGT